ATTATATCCTGTATATTAGTAATTACACATCAAGTTAACTGTATAGTGTAATTACCTAAAATATTGTGCCCATCATGAGTACTGGATTTCTTGCTGTTCTGATTAAATGTGCTGGCACACTATTCAAATTACGCAATTCCTTAGCAGGTATCAAACCTAAACTACGAATTTTGGCAATAGGTGCCACATAACCAGGACTTTTCCATACTCCATGAAGTGCACGATAGATATCCATACCAAGTGTAGTTTCGATTACTAACTCGTAATACACTCTGGTATTTTCTAGCGAAGCACCTGCCCTATATAACAACTCTTCCTTGTCAATAAGTTGGTCGCTCACCCCAAATTGTTCTTTGACCTTGTCAACATAATTAAACAAACCTGGCGCTATTAGAGAATACCTTGTCAACATAGTTTCCCTATCTATAGGCTCTGTCTTTCTCTCAATTCGCCATAAATGTACAGGTGCATCTTTATTCATACCACCTTGTACTGGATGATTAGACAACATTGTATCTATGATTTTTCTTTCAACATTGAATAATTTTGCAGCAAAATTAAGCGATTTATGTGTTAATTTATTGATCAATCTATGATCACCACCACGTTTAATAACTTCTTCACTTCTCGTAATAATGGCGGAAACCAACTCACGCAAATCATTTGGTGCGGAAGACTCAACTCGCCCATGTACCAATGTCGCTACACTTCTACTCAAGTATTGCGCATTCGTTGGGTCAACTGCTCTCGTATCTACTCTCAAAAATTCACCTATTGTACCAAGGTTAGTTTTTGACACTTGAGCACGCACTCCAATAGCTTTAGCATCTCTTATAATAGCGACTGCATCAGCCATGTTAACTGTACCTCCAAACATATCATCACCATTATGCAATGCATAAACCATATGTTTATATAAATTGGCTTTAACTAAATAAACTCTATTCAAAACAGTGTTCATAAACGATGTTAACCGCCAACCACTCATCAACGTTCCTGACAAAGCTAAAGTTTCACCCGTAGCATTGAATCTTGCTACAATACTGTCAAGTGAATCACGCGTCCATTCAACTGACTTCACCTGTTCTGCAGTTAAATACATCCGATTAACATCAAGCCATGCTTGCAACACAGCCCTCATACTACTAATAGAATGCTGACTGTTGAAATCATCATAATCAAAACACACAGGAACAGTCTCTTTAAACTTTTCAATTGATTCCCTCACATATTTTTCATTTGCCTTACGCCCTACTGGGAAATATGATGGTAATATATCTTCACAGTTAGTCATGCCAAAATCACTATGTAGAAATGATGTAACATCACATCCATATAATGCTCTGACTTTACCCCATTCATACTTCGTACTTGTAGAAGCATAAATTTGAGGTGTTCTCTTTGACCAGTAATCATAATTACTTTCTGACTTAGCAGCAAACCATGCTGATTTAACTCTTGCACTATAAGGCAATAATTTCTTAATAGCAATATCTTCTTCATATTGACTGATCACTGAACCATTAGGCATAGCTGACCACCGTTGAACCCAGTAATCTTGCCACTTTAACTGCTGTGGATATCTTCCTTCACGCACTGCATCTTTGAAAATTTCTGTTGATATCTTATACACATCTTCTGTACTAATACCAACAGCCTTCACATTTGTTCTATGTTCAATTTCTTTTTTCCAGTCAACCTCAGAATCCACTCTATTCACTAAAACATTTAATTCATATAGCGATGCTAAATCACTCCTAAACACAGTTTGTAATTGCTTTGCAGCACCACTCTCACGCTTAATAATACTAGCATAATCATCAGCATCTGTAGATTCACCAATCAAAGATAGTAAATGTACAAAGGCATGAGGTGGAGCTATCATAATATAAACCAAATGTGTTATAAACGACACTCGATTATCTATACCAATCTTACTAGCCACATCTTTCAAAACCATCAACGCTGCCAAACGATCATTATAAGTTCCAAGTTTCACTGCCTCATCCAACATTGTTTCAACTTCTTGTCTGTTAACAAACAAATGATGATTTCCAGTTATCTTCGTCACTTCTAATGATTTAATATATGAGTTAAGTTCACTTAATTCTTTACTAGTCACCTTCTCAAATATAACTTTGTCGAACTCCATATAAAAATCGCGATGATTCTCTGTAGTCATACCAGACCTGATATTACCTGAAATATAGCCTCCAACAATTGACATCAATTTTGGCGTATATATCGAAATATTCTCAAGCTTAGCATACCAACACACAATATTACGACGCTTAATACGTTTTCCTACTGTATATTCTCCACAATATGGAATCCACATCGGATAATCAATGTGATGAGTAGGTACATCGTCATTACTAACATGTACCAATACATACTTTGACTTCTCCGGTACCGTCCCTGCCATGTTTTCATCAACATACAAGGGCACGGGATTGTGATATCTTAGACCACTCATTCTAAGTCGCCCAAGTCGTCCTCCACTGCACCACCCTCTGTGTCCAATATTTCGGTGGGCTGCGACCCAAGGATGTCCGTAGACAATAATTGTAAACGGGCAGGTGGTGCCTCTGTTTGACTCGCAGCCAACATAAAACCCGAATAATGGTATTTAATAGAAGTTGCACTCGTCTTCATTTCAACTGCCACCATTTCTTCTTTGTCCATAGACTTTGGATAAACTTTTATGTTTTGGTATTTAGGCAAATAAGTTGACACCATTTTACCATTTGTCATTATAACATATCCTACCAAATTAATTTTTGCATTTAACGTCACAGAATCGGTCAAATTACCTAAATCCATCCAATTTCTCTTTCTCTTAACAATCGTGTTAATAGGTATAATGTAAGTACTCTTGCCCTTAACCTTAGGTGGTAACATAGGCATCACTTGACCATTGGAATTAGCTGCCCAGTTTCTATAAGATAAACCGGTCAACCTATCCACCATCACTGCATCATAACCACCAATTCGCAATATAGATAAAGCTTTATTCATGTGATCACTATCAGTTGTCGCCAACACACCAACGCTATGATCAACATACAATGTAGATGAATAATCAAGCGAATTCGTGAAGTAACGATCATCATTAATTCCCATTGACAAAACAGGGAACAATGCAGGTTTAACTTCCTTAGTAATAACATGAACAGTTTCTTCACCATTAGCATTAGTGGTATAAACATCGTAACCTTCAAGTTCAGTGTCAGTCACTTTTGCTAATATGGACAAAGCAGCTGGCTCTGTCGCAAGCAAATGCGAATAACAATCAACACCAGCATTTGTTAACCAGATAAGATCAAAATCTTTGCCAAAACGATAAGCTGCAGACTCACAAAACATCTTATAAGGTGTTGCTGTAACAGTTGAATTCACTCCTACAGCAGTAAGCGTGTCCTCAATTCCATTAGGACTAGCAGTCAACACTTCAAAGAAACCTGTGTAAAATGCTTCACATGCAGCAATTGCATGAATCGCAATACGACCGGTTGATTGCTTATAATTCATCCAAGTCAAAGCCTTCTGTGGACTTCTCGATAAAGGTTGTCCACCTGTCATTTCAGGCATCAACCCACGAACCGAACCAACGTTAGGCAACTTAATTTGGTTAACAGGACTCACCCACCCATTTGCTTCAATAGCACGTGGGAGTGGTGCATACATTGCTGTAACTACAATCAAATAAGCTAAATCAAAAGAAGTCTCAACACGATTAGCAAAAATATACTTTCTAACAATCTGATCAACCTCATAAGCAGAAAAATCACTAACTATCTCATAATGAGTAGCATGCTTCGAGTTAAAAGGTAATGTTAACTTATCAACTAACTTAGGTGTACTAAATGCTAACCTCAATGGGTAATCACACTTAATTGATCCCAACAATGTTAACAAAATATTAAATTCTTTGGTTGACAAATTTTCAATATTAGGACAATAAAAATCATCACCAACAACCGTTGACTCAGAAAATCTCTCGACTTGAATTCCTTCTTTAAAAACAAATTCTAAATCTTCATTGAACTCACGTTTCAAATAATTCTTATAAGAAACTGCCAAGTGTCCATCTTCATAAAACAAATCATCATTACGAAATGATAATTCATTTGGATTACTCCGCTTAATCAAACTAAAACGCAACAAATTAACAAGAACAGTAACATGATTCTCAGAATTACAAGACGCAATAGTCGGCGCAATTTCAGCGATAACATTAGGTCTGTAAACACCTTTAAGTCTGAGCGTCTCTGCAATAGCTCGCTCATCGATTTCACCATAATCATTGAAGAATCGCGCATTGATCCCATCGAAAATAGGGGGATCTCTAACAATTTCCGAATTGAAGACACCAAAAGGACTTAAAACGTTCGTGAATAAAGCTCCACGACGTTTATAAGCATTAGTGAACTCCGAAGTGACACCAATATCAACGTCGGCCTTGATTCCATATTTGACTGTTTTAGTCAAATAGTTGAAATTAGGCAAGACATTAGCCAAAGGTCCAGTTAATTGATCGAGTAATTGATAAGACATAATATTTCTAGGGTTTAATACGCGCAGATCGGAAGA